GCTATTGATAATATGTTGATTGTTACCCCCCCCAACAGTCAAAAATTAAAATCGCAAGAAGAAACTACCAAAAGTGCAAATATTTTGGATTTTAATAGTCTTGATGTAGACTTCTTATCAGATGAATATTTAGATGCTGAAGCTGATTTAGAATTTACAGAGTTAGACATTAACTATCTTGACAGCAACTTCCTAGAGGACTTGCTAGATATCATTGACTCTCTTGCGATAGATAAGGAAAAAGACGAGATTTCACAAGACGCAGGGTCAATAAAAATTACTGGTACTAACATAGGTCAAGATACAGATACAGGCATCACCACTTTCGTAACAGGGCAAATAATTACTATGATGCGATATGGGAATGATAATGCTCGTTTGGATTTAGATGGTAGTGGAAGCTATACTGTAATCTTTATACAAAACGGAGTGAGTAAAACTGTTTTAATTAATGGTGGTAGTAGCAGTAGCCTAACTATAACTCAGAGTGATTAATGAAAAGATTAATATTCCCCATACTTATAATGCTTCTTGGTTTGCCTATGTATTACCAAGCAACGCCATTACAGATATTAAAACTTAAAACCTTTGACTATCTGATACCTGAGAAAAAGCCTACAGGGTATTTCACCATTCTAAATATCACCGATCAAGATGTTAGAGCAGAAGGTGGTTATCCATTTCCAAGAAAAAGACTAGCGGAAATACAAACACAGTTAGTAGAAAAAGGTGCGCTTGGTGTGGGTTGGGTTATTGCTTTTGCTGATAAAGATAGGTTCGGCGGCGATTCTATTTTTTCATCATCACTTAGATATGCTCCAAGTGTCTTAGCAATGTTTGAAAGTGAGAACGGAGAATATCCACCAACCACAGGAACAGTTATTTTAGGAGATAACATAACAGGTATTCCTGCTATTGGTGTTACACAGAATATTCCTATGCTTAGAGTTAGTGCTGCTCAAGGTATAGCATCAGCACCAGTAGATGCAGATAACTTAGTCAGACAAATACCTTTGCTCATGCAAACTCCTAAAGGTTGGGTCGCATCTTTTGGTACTGAAGTATTAAAAATGTTAGCAGGGCAGAAAACCTACATACTTAAAGGCTCTGCAGCAGGAATAGAGGAAATATCTGTAAGAGGTATACCGCCTACTAAATTAGATAAATATGGCAGACAGTGGATTCACTGGGTAGCAACAGATCAAACCACACTTCAAGAAATGAATGTAGAGGGTAAGTTTGTATTTGTTGGGGTTACAGCTCGTGGTGTAATGCCACAAATTGCAACGCCATCAGGCTTATTAGAACCACATAAAATACAAGCCGCCCTGTCTGAATCTATACTCCTTGAGAATACTTCATACATACCAAACTGGAATTTAAGCGTTGAATGGGCTATTTTTTTGATTTTGAACGCTCTGATATGGCTTCTATTGACTTATCTAGGGGTAACATGGGGTTTAGTGTTAACGAGTTTATCGCTTTTAGGAGCAATGGGTGGTGGCTACTGGTTAATACAACAAGGAATATTAATAGATGCAAGCTGGTCTTTAGTATCAGGATTTATAACAGCATCAACAGCTTTCTACATAAGATTTAGAGAACAATACAAACTTAGACAACAAATCAAGAAACAATTTGAACATTACCTAGACCCAAGGCAGGTAAAGAGACTGCAAGACAATCCAGAGCTTTTAAAACTAGGTGGAGAACGAAGGCGTTGTACGTTTTTATTTACAGATGTAAGAGGTTTTACTGCTTTGTCAGAAACATTAGAGCCTGAAGAGGTTACAGACATAATGAACAAAACCTTAACAATTCAAGCTAACGCAGTTAAAGAGTATGGCGGAATGGTGGACAAGTATATAGGGGATGCAATGATGGCTATTTTTAACGCTCCTATTGATTTGATTAACCATGAGTCCAAAGCCATCCAAGCAGCGTTGAAAATACGGGAAGATATGGCAAAAGCCAACTTAGGAATTGAAATAGGTATTGGAATAAATACAGGTACAGCATGCGTAGGAAACTGTGGTAGTAATACACGTTTTGATTATACAGCTATAGGAGATGCAGTAAATACAGCGGCTAGGCTTGAGTCAGCAACTAAAGACAGAAATGTTGATTTATTAATTGGTGAAGAGACAGAAAAGTTTTGTGGTTATTACCTAAAAGAGTTAGAATCTATTCAGGTTAAAGGAAAATCAAAGCCTTTAGTAATATATACTTGGAAGAATAATGAAATTTAGTTTAATAAAAAATGTAGTAGGTGCTTTAGCCCCTACGCTCGGTTCAGCATTAGGCGGCCCATTAGGCGGTCAAGCAGCTTCAGTTATTGCTGGCGTGCTTGGATGTCAATCAGATCCCAAGTCTATTAATCAAGCTATACAAGCAGCCACCCCAGAACAAATGCTTGAGCTTAAAAAAGCTGAACAAGATTTTGAGTTACATATGAAAGAACTTGAAGTAGATGTATTTAAACTAGAAGTTCAAGACAAACAAGATGCTAGAGGCAAGTTTAGCAGAGACTGGACTGCTAGAATTATGGGTATTGCTGTTGTTGGTGGGTTTATGGGTTACATATTTTTAGTTACTTTACAGCCACCAGAACAAAACTCTGAAGCTCTTATTAACTTAGTGTTGGGGTACTTGGGAGGTTTGGCAAGTGCTGTCATCTCTTTTTACTTTGGCGCTTCAAACACCCCTGATAAAAATGAGTAATAGAAAAACAGCAGGTGACGTTCACGCAGACTTAAAATCTCACGAGGCAAAATGTGAAGAAAGATGGAAGAGCATATTCAAGGAAACAGCAGAAATAAAACAAGAAATGAACCAGCTAAACGGAACGCTAAGAATGGCAATGTTTGGAACATTTGGTTTTATGTCAACGCTTTTAATAGCTTTTTTAACAGGCGTAGTAGCAATATAATGCACATATCAGACGAAGGTTTTTGTTTAATTAAAAAATTTGAAGGTTGTGAATTAAACGCATACAAATGCGCAGCAGGCGTTTGGACGATTGGGTATGGTCATACTAAAGATGTGCAAGAAGGTGATGTCTGGGATAAAGAAAAAGCAGAGTTTATGTTATGGCGTGAGCTTGAAGATGAATACGAGGTATATGTAAATGATCTTGTAACTGTTCCAATTAACCAATCTCAATTTGATGCGTTGGTTTCTTGGGTTTACAACTTAGGCCCAGCAAATTTAAAAAACTCCACTATGTTAAAAAAATTAAATGCTGGTGAATACGAAGAAGTTCCAAGTCAAATGAAAAAATGGAATAAAGCTAATGGAAAAGTTTTAGAGGGGTTAATTAGAAGAAGAGCCGCTGAGTCTTTGTTGTTTGAAGGAAAAGAATGGGGTAAGG